GCGAGAACAAATCCTGTCACTGACAAGAATGTCTCCTCATTTTACTTCACACTATAGCAAACAAATGCTATCAGGTTGCAAAACTGCGACACAAAACACCAAACAGGTAAAAAAGGTACCTATCTTTAGAATGGAAACCAACCTAGACTCACGTTTTAAACTAGGCCTGTTTGGATACAACAAAAAGATCCATGACAAACACACATTTTTATTTTTAAAAATAAAGGTCCCAACTTCCCAAGAAGGTTCCACTACTGCTAGCTCACACTCTGGAGAGTCCAAAACAACCACAGCCCCAACTGTGATTGTCGATCATACCAGCACTTGCATGCAAAGTTAAACTCTAGCAATATTTCGATTTTCTGATGTGTTTCCATACGATGGTACGCATCAAATGCCAACCACCGAACCTCCTACTTTTTTGTCAAAGCTGACAAAAATTTAGCGGCAAGAGACGGATCAACGTGAATTGACCGCATCAGCGGATGTTCAACAAGCTCCGGCGAATCAGGCTCAACGACCTTACGCTCAGCAGCAACTTCAGTCCGAAGTTTCACGTCATCATCATCAAGCTTCCACTGCACAGCATTTGAAGCCGCACTTGTAGAAGAACTGTTCTGATGATACTTCAACGCGTCGGATTTTGGCCAACGATCTCTTGACAGCACATTAACCTTGATGATTCTCTCCTTCGATTCAGTTTCTGACGACCAATTCAACTCAGGAAATCGCCTACGATATTTAATCTCATAATACTGAAGATCATCATACGTAAGGCCATCAATAGTGACAATGGGAGGATTATTCATCCCATTCGTCATTGTCAACTTATAACGGCTTTTCAACTTCCTTGTCAACTCTTTATTGACGTCAGAATTGAGGACTTTCTTTTCCTCATCTTCATCATCTGAATCCATTCCATCTGTCAATGCTAAATCCTGGGAAACATTTTGGTTTCCAACAGGAAAATACATACAGATTGGTGAAGCTGCAAACTCTGGCAATCTTAACACCATATGATGAATCTGATACACATTGAAACTACTAGCACCAGTAAGAGAAGGCTGAATTTGAATTTTTGCCTTATTGCCTGTTTGACCAGTTATCTGAGTTATTCTCACAATACAAACTGTAACAGCACCAGCAGTGGCTGCCGCGTTTGTCGTATTTGTGAGAGTTGTAAACTCAGGACCAAAACCAGTATTAGAGCCTACATCATACAAGGTGACATTCGTAGAAGAATAAACTGCACCATTGACTTGTATGTTGGTACTACTAACTGTATTAGTGGTCTGGTTGCTAATGTTCCAATTATAATAAAAGAGATAAGTGCCGACTGGAAGCAAATAATATGATGTTGCTCCAGTGACGGGATAATAATAGTTTGGATTGTATGCGTATTCGGTGGCTGTAGAAGCATTGGTAAAAGTCCCCTTAATCATGTTAACAACCGGATCAAATGGTGTCGCACTTGCTATAGTAAGCAAAGGACTAACCAACGATCCCGCTTTAGCTTGAAGAACTAAATAACCAATATCTGAGTTTTGTGGTTCACTAAACTCAATATCAAACTCCAAAAACAACTCACCAAGAGAGGTGGTTATTCCTGTAGAGATATTATCACCATTGAGTACGTTAAATACTCCAGCTGCAAAAAACCGAGTTTCCCCAGCATTAGCAGCACTATTGATATTCCCTGAACTTTGTGCTAGGCTTGAAAACGATACTAATTCAGCATCGGTGAACAATTTTGTTCGATTAAAAGCCATAGGACCAGTAGCCTGCCCAGCCCACAATGTGTGCTTTTGGGCAAATTTATGACCATTAAGAACTGAGGGTGTAACCGTTGAGCCCACAGGCAATGCATCCAAGGCATCTGGATCTGGCATAAACCACAAAGTGCCGGCAGTAACACTGCTTACACTTGGAAGAAAATGGAATCGTGCTGATTTAATTATGTATCTCTCAAAATTCTGAAAATCTTGAAACATCATCTGACCAGCAAACAACTCCTTAGCCAGCAACAAAGAGAGAATAACGCCACCATTTATATAAGTACTGCTGCCAACAGCAC